TGACAGTGAAACTAGGAATCTACCCAGTTGTTTTGTTACGTTACCAAAATACTGGAATAATTTAACAGCCAATACTGCTTGTGCGGCTGTGCTTACTAATTCAATGTTTTGAGCAATAAGTTTAATAGCACCCACACTGCTGGTAATTGCTTGCCCAAGTCCATCACCCAGTGCTTCAATTAATTCGTCATTTGCTTCAATAAACTTAGTTGCGTCTGCGATTGCGCCTGTAAGTTGTGGTCTAAATTTATCACCTAATCTAGCGGCCGCATTAGTAACAGCAATACCGAAGTTTGACATTGCTGTGGACAAGTTGTCCATTTTCTTTTGTGTAGCGCCACCAAAGTTTTGATTAATACCACGCAATAATGCTTCAGTAATGCTTTTAGCACCTTCAGCAGTTTTACCATACTCACTAACTTCGTTTCGTGTAATACCCAATTGGTCTTCCAGCATCTTGAATACTGGGACACCTCTGTCAGCAAGTCTGTTTAATTCTTCAAGTCCAAGTCCACCACTGGTTGTGCGACTAAACAAATCAGTAACGGCATTAAGTGTGCCTATTTGATCAGTAGTAACAGCAGCAACATCAGTAAAACTTGTGAGTAGTTTTTGTGTTGGCTCAATACCAGCACCTTTTAGTTTAATAAAGGTCTGTGTTAGGTCTTCGACACCAAACTGTGTTTGTGTAGCAAACTTTTGGATAAACTTAAATGCTTCACCACCATCTTTAGCACTGCCTGTAACAGTGTCAAGTGTGTCTCTGAAATCCTCAAATTTTGCTGTGGTTTGGACAATGTTTCTTACAACACCACCCGTAAGGAAGCCGGCGAAGGCCGCACCAGCAAGTTTAAGTGTTTTGTTTACACCTTGTGCTTGCTTGTTTAAGCCTTCGACGCTCTTTTCTATTTTTCTCAGTGGACCACTAGATTGGTCTACTGCTTTAACAATTAATTCATATGTCGATGCCATACTAGCGTCTCCTAGGTTGTTTGTTGGCTCGCTTATTTTGCTCATTTAAGTAAGCAAAATATTCTGCCCAACCACGCACTTCTACGCTACTCATTGACATAACTTCTTCAACAGTCTTGCCCAATTCTGTTGCTAACCTAAAAAGGAATAGCACATCGGGCATGTTTTTTAGTTTCCCAGGCTGTCTTCCAACTCCTGAGCCGCTTCATTAAATGAAGTTACAACTCTTAGAATTACCTGTGGATCAACTGCTCTCATAAGTTTTAGTTTATCACTCATATCAAATAATTGGTTGCCATCTTTGTCTCTGGCTCGCATAATAAGTGTAACAACTAATGCCTCTGTTGTTTTACCCTGCTGTGTCAACTCAATTACTTTTGTTTCTTCAGCAAGTGTAGTGCTTGGTTTAAAATATACGTCTGTATCCCACTCTGGGACACTGATTGGACCTTTAAGGCCCTGTGCTAACACTTCTTCGAAGTGCGCTGTTGCTTTGTCAATTAATTTACTCATAATCTTGTCCGCCTCATTGCTAATCGCGAAATTACAGGCTCAAGTATGCCTCTCGGCGCTTGCCTACTATAACCTCTATCTAATAAACCAATATATGGGACTTTGTTTTCAATCACCGTCTGGTCTCTCCCTAAGTTATAACTCCCCACTTTTCGCCACCCTCTGGCGGCTCTTCCAGTGCGGATGGGGGTTGCCTGTTTCGCATTTGTATTTATGTCCGTTAAAAGAGTGTCAACGGCACGCTCAATGCTTCTGTCGAGATCTTTTAAGATTACTCTTGGATTACTTGAGCGCACCATCGACTATTCACTCATTAAGCCGCGTATGTCATATCGCCAGTGCCTTCAAAGGCAATGGAATATTCAACTGCGCCGTCAAAACTAGCACTTCTTGAAATGCTTGTAACGATAGCACTGCCGCTGTAGTAACTTGAGCCAGTCCCTGCTGGGTATAACTCAAAGTCAATTGTATCACCAGCCTTAACGTCTGGAGTTGTGCCTACTACGTCGCCTGGGCTACTAGTTGTATCAGCATCATGACCCAAGTTAGTGTCATTAGCCTCCCAATAGCCGTCAACTGTGCCAGAGAAACCTCTGAAAGTTGATAGAATAGCACGTGAAGTATCTCCCATGCTAGTTACATCAATAGTCTCTGTGGTTTCTTCTAGACTAAACGAAGTGACATTAAGTAGTGCCACAGTTGTGCCACCAGTTGGAGCGACTTTAACAACGCCCTCTACACCTTTTGTTTCTGCCATTTGTTTATTCCTTTGTTATAACAAATAAAACGCTCTTGCGTTTTTAAGCATTACCACGATCGTAGTAATACTTTACCGTATATACGATTGCCGCTTGACCATATGGAGCAGTTTCAGCAATTTCTCGGATAATCACCTCTGAAACTCCACTGTTAAAAGCATTGCCACCCATACTGGGATCTAGTGCTAATTTTTCTTCTACTGCTTCGATAATAGCATTTCTGTTAGTATCTCTGTCATTGCCGTAAACGACAATGTTTAGTAGAAAATCCAGTGTTGCTTCGCGTCTGACTTCTCCACTGAAACTAGCGTCTTCGCGGACTTCATTGGCTGATTCAACCAATACATGTGGAAAACTAGTAGCGGCTAGTTGTCCTAAGTCCTTGGGCTCCCTAGTAACAGTCTTGATACTGCCTACTGTCCCCAATTGGGTAACAATATGTGCCGCAATATCTTCTCGCTTGCTCATCTGTAAATCCTATCCTGTCTGTGCTTATGCTTTTCAGTGCGACTGATTGTGCCATCGTTGTTGAGATCATACTCAACACCTTTGCCAATTTCCAGGTCCATCTCCTCGTGGAATCTTTCCCTGTAAAAGTCAATCATCTCTCTGAAAGTGTCACCACCCACAGCAAAAGGACTCAAAGTTGGGAGGATATGGGCATATAAAGCACGATACACTGTGGCACGAGTCCATTGTGTATCAGTCAACAGCGTCGCATCCATTTCGCTACCTACGGCACGGCCAATTTGGTCAAAACCCTGTGTAAAGGTTTTGTTATACCAGTTAACTTCCAACCAACGATTTACATCGTTTTCTGCTTCTGCTAACTGTGTTGTCCAGTCAGTTACCCCATGATTCATGATGGTGCTAACATATTGCGTTAGGTCACTATTAGTTGCGTATGCCATATCCCTGTCCCCCTATATTAAAGAGCCGCGTCAGAAGTAATTTTGACGATCTTGTTTTGGTCAAGAATACCAGCACCGAAAGCGGCACTAGCAACAACTTCGAAACCACGGATTGATTCATCACGCTGAAGAGCAATACGAAGATCACGCTTCAATGTCATACCAATCGCCGCAGGATGGAATACAGCACTGATTGCGTCATTACCAGAATCTGTGTCGATTGAAGCAGATTCGTAAATGTCGATACCAGCCACTGTGCCCAAATAGTAACTACGAGCAGCAGCGTTTGCTAAATCGTTAGCACTGAATTGACCACCTGAGTTTAGGATAGTCTTCTTAAGGTTGTAAGCAGCAAGTGGGTGGACAACAGCAACCAAACCTGTCATTGGCACACTGTTGTTACGAAGTGTAGCCGCAGCCTTAAGGATGTGGTCGATTGTCATTTCTGCGCCTGCGCCTGGACCTACGTCTGTAGAAGCACTTGTGAATAGGTCTACAACAACTTCGTCCATTGCTTGAGCAACGGCATCACCAAGCACACGACCTACGTCTTGTGCCACTGCTAGTGGTGAGGACTCAACTACGATGTCCTGGATAGTTGCCATTGAGCCGTATTCAGCGGCTGTGATGTCTACTGCTGTAGCAGCAACATCTGTGTTAGAAAGGTCAGCACCAGCAGTAATTGCTGTTAGACCTGTTACACGTGGCCATACAGGCACTGATGCTGTAAGACCTGGTGTGCCTACCATGTTGTAAACTGTTACCAGGTTACGAAGTAGGGCGTTTTCGTTAAAAGTAAATTGGGCACTCTGTGTGACGTTTTCAAAAAGTTGACCTTCTGAGTTACCGCCGCCTTGGCCCGCATCTAATTCATTTGCCATGATTTAAATCCTTCTTTATACTGTTTTAAAATTCCTTGTATTCCCAACCGCATATTTCTCTTTAAAGATTTTTCTATGCTCAGGGTTGCTCATATCAAGGTCAGATAACTTAACTTCTCTTGAAGTTGTGTGTTTTACATTTCCACTACTGCCACTTCCACTTGGGTTAGCAGTCCTGAAATATGCGTTTTGCGTTAGAAACTCTTCCACTGCTTGATCTACACTAACTGGTAGAGCATTGTTGGTGTCATATCTAACATTTCCGTCTGAATCAATTACTTCAACTTGTCCGCTTTCATTTAAACGCACAGCAGACTTCATTAACTGAGCCACATGCTCCGGATTAACTGCTTTATGCTTGCTTGCCGCATTCAATAAAGCGCCATCAATCTGGACACGCTGTAATTCATTTTGAAGTTGAGTAATACGGCTATCCGCTTCACTCTTTTGCTTTTGTAGTAATTCCTCAAACTGATTCTTTTTCATCATCTCTGCTTCTCGTGCTTGCTCTTGCTGTGATTTCAGAGTCTGATATTCCTCAATATCAATGCCTTCAAATTTACGCTCTACCTGCTTTAGGCGGTTAGCAATAATTCTGTCAACATCTTCCTGAGTAAATGTTTTTGTTTCCTGGTCTGTTAAGTTACCTGTTTCCACAGCGGCACCAGTAGCCTCTGTCACAGTATTATCGATGTTTGTATTATCGTCCATCTTAAACGTCTCCCTCGAAGGTTAGTTAAACTTTGGGGGTTTATCTTAAACCGGTTTAACTGTATGTTATTTATACAGTGCCTTCCCCGGGCACTGTTACGCCCATTGAGGCGTGGTCTTCCTTGATTTCATCCAGGATTGGTTGTAAATCCTCTTCCTCACTAATGAGCAAGCGGGCAATCTCATCGTGGATGTAATGTTGGAAACTGTTGTGTGGCACTAATTCAAGTGCCTTCTTGTATAATTCTAAATCAGCGTGTTTATCACGTAGGTCGAAACTGTCCTCATATTCCACATGGAAGTCGTCGTCTGGTTGGATGTCTTGCCAAGCAAAAAACATTTTCCAGATCTTCTTTTCTGCGTCTTCGATCATCATACTATAATCGCTGAGTTTAGCATTTAACATTTCTCTCTCTACCTGTAGACTAACTCCGCTTTGTGGTGTATTACGCACTGCTTTGATAGCACTTAGGTGAGTCATTTCATTTATAGCATCTACTTTCTGCTGAATAGCATTTAGAATACTTTCAACACTAGCACCTGTTGGTTGTAACAAATAAGGCTGAATGTTGGTATTTTCAGTTACAGTAATAATTGCGCCTGCTCCACCATTTACTTCTGTGCTGGGCTCAGCAACAATACTTGGGTGGCTTGACAAGCGGATACTCTGATACAATTCACTAGTTAAGTTGTAGATCTCACGTTGGATATCACATACATCGCCAATTGGGCTTGTGCCGATACCTTTGTGAAAACTTTTGTCTGATTGGACATGAATAAATGGCACCCAACCTAGTGGGTTAGCAAATTCTTCATAGTTAAGTATCTCACCATACTCACTAATGATGTTGTCATTGTTAGCAGTAGTGTCACCATAGGTTAATCCATTACTGGTGCTGGCATAATCTTTTTTGCTCACTGTGTATACTTCAACACGGTCAGGATACCAGCAACGTAGGACATCATAATCAGCATATGATTCGTCAACTACGCAGATGTAAGTGAGTTTGCGTTTGCCGTTAATCATACGCTCATAACGCCAATTACGCACATTGGTTGGATTGTATAATGTAGTAAACGCACGAATGCCCATGTCTATTTCCTGGGCTAGTGTATCAACTTGATATGATGGGCGATCAACGCCTACCCATGATCCACCATATATAATTACCATATCCATAACTTCACGCATAAAATGGTCTAATTCTGTGCCATCTAAATCTGCGTTTTCTTTGAATTCCATAACAAACGGATCGTCAGTGAGTTTACCTAAACTACGAGTTGGCTCATTACGGAAGATAAAACTTCTATAAGCGTCTACAGTTTGTTTAACGTGATTTTGTAATGCTGTGTCCAATAATCTTTGTTTGTATTGGTTGCCAGGTGCTTGGTCTTCAGCAATATACTTTCTTAAATAGGCACCATCTCTATATTCTTCTGCTCCCATA